TTATTCACTTTCTTCCCCTTTTTCGGTGTGCGCTTCGGGCGCGTTCCGCACCTCGTTCCGCAACTGCGCGTTGCGCGCTTCGAGTTTTGCGACCGCAGAATCGCTCAGCGACGCGGTCATGGCCTGGTAGAGATCGAGCATCCGGGCGACCGTCGAGACGGTCCAACCAAGCATCGCGGCGATCTCGGACGGCGTTGCGCCGGCCTGCGCTAGGATCGTGCAGGCGGTGCCGCGCAGGTCGTGGAAGTGGAGCCCGTCGCGACCTGCCCGGACGACCGTCTCGCGCCAGCGGTGGTCGAAGTTGACCTTGCCCCACGGCTTCCCGTTGCGGGTCAGGATCGTCCTGGCGGCGCGCGGCTGTGCGTCCAGCAGCGCCTTCAGCGACTGAGTGACCGGCATGTCGATCATGCGGTTGCGCTTGGCCTGGCGCAGGCGGATGCGTTGGCCGTCATAGGCCGTCCACGGCAATGCCAGGAGGTCGCCCTTGCGCTGGCCGGTACCCAGCGCCAGTTCGAAGGCGAGCCTAATTTCAGGCTCGGCCGCTTCCTGTAGCGCCGCGATGTCGGGCGGGAGCCAGAGCTTGTCCGCGCGATCGGCCTTGTAGACCTTTTTCGGCCGTGTCGCGTGGTTGTGCATCAGCAGGCCACGATCGCGCCCCCATTCGAGGATGATGCGCAGCACGCCCAGCACGGCGTCCGCCTGTCGCGCGGAGGTCTTAGCGCGATCGTCTCGCCACTGGAGGAAGCGCACCCGGATTTTCGGATCTTCGATCACCGCCAGCGGGTAGTTGCCGAACCGCTCACCGATGCGGAGCAGCGCGCCATCGTAGTCGCGCTTCGTGCGAGGGGCGAGCTTCAGGTACTGCGGCGAGCGCTGATAGCCATCGATGATCGCCTGCAGCGTGCCGTGGGTCCGGGCGATGCGGGGCGCCTGGATCGCAGCGTGGAACGCCCGCATGAACGCAGGGGTGCCGGGCGCAAACTCTTCGGCCTCGTCGCCCTCCTGTGGCTTGATGGCGCCGAACCCGCGCAGGAAGTAGTAGGTCCTGCGGGTTCCATCGGCGAGTTTCTTCTTGCTGGCGTAGACCCCCTTAAGCGGCACGCGCATGTTCCGCCTCCCACTGCTCGAGCGGCGAGAGTGTGGACGGCGCGGCGTCCAGGCGCGCGTGCCGGTCGAGCAGCTGGTCGTGTGCGCGGACGTCGTAGCGGTTGGTGCCGCGCACGGGGCCGGGCACCAGGCCCTTCTGCGCCCAGATGTCGTAGGTCGCGGTGCTGATGTGGCCGAGATAGGCGCAGATGCTGGCCTTGCTCTGCAGGCGGGCCTGCGGGTCGAATTCCGCGCTCATGCGGCGTACTTTCTCTCTGACAGGTTGTTGCGGATCGCGGCGGCGTGCGCGGCGGCAGCGGCCGCGTGCCGGTCGAGTGCTTCCGCTATTGCGTGCAGGTCGCCGACCGCGACGCCGCGGGACGCTTCGAGCTTGGCGCGGAACGAGCGGCGCTCGATGCCGAGTGCAGCGGCAGCGCGGGCGGTGCCGCACAGTTCGGCAGCTTCGCGCAGCAGCGTGATCCGGCGGGCGCGCTCGCCCATGCTGAGCCTGTTTTTAGGCTCGGCCAGTGTTCCTCCGTTCGCTTTACCACATGGGCGGGGGGCGGCGGGGGATCGGGTGGCAGTCGCTGATGCGGGCGAGGAAGGGCCGCTGCCCGTCAACGCGCATGGTGGCGAACCGGCCGCGTACCGCGAGCACGTCGCAGTGTGCGCCGTTTGGTCCGAGGCCGAGGAAGACCGCGCGGTCGCCGCTGGCAACGGCGCTGGTCGGTTTGCGCGCGCTCGCATCACCGCTGGCCCTTGGCATCGGCGAAGGTCTTCACGATCAGCGCCGGGATGCAGAGCACCGCGACGACGATGCCGCCTGCGATGACCAGGACGCGCAGGGTGCGGCGGGTAATCTCCCGCCGCTTGAGGACGCGGCGGGCGGTCACAGGCCTTCCCCAGCGGGATCGCAGCGGGTGCAGCTGGTCGCCGTCGCCCAGCTGGTCATGTCATGATCGTGAGCCGAGGTGCCGCAGCTCCGGCAGACGCGCGGATGGCGGCGCGGGTCCGCGCCGGCGAGCTGCTGATAGACGTCGGCATCGAACGGCATCACCGCGGCGATTGCGTCCAGCGTTTCCCGCATGCGGGCGCGGACTCCCGGCGCCTCAAGCATGATCAGGATCGAGACGACGTCACCACCCTCGGTCAGCATGCCGGCGGGCAGTTCGCCGGCCTCAACCAACGCGGTGCGCAGGTCGCTCAGGCGGGCGGCGAGGTCGCGGATCTCCAGACCGGCGGCCTTGCGGCGCAGGCGCAGATAACCCTCGGGGCTCAGCGGCCGCGCGTCGGGGATGCGGGGAAGGAACCGCTTGCGCGGCGGCGTGGCGAAGGCGTGACGGTGCAGCATGGGGCATCCTTTCGGGAACAGGGCAAAGCGGGGGCGATGCCGGCAGCGGGGTGCAAAGCCGGGTGATCAGGGCAGTCGGGGAGAAGCGTGGGCGCGGCGGGTGCCGCGTCGGGTCAGCCGCTCATGGGATCGGGCGCCTGGGCGGCGCTGGGGCCGTCCTCATTCGCCGGAACACGGGTGTCGTCGTTGGCGGGCACCGGCAGCCGTTTCGGCCCCAGGTTGCGGTTGCCGAAGGGCAGGTGGATGGCCGCACTCGGCATCGCGCTGGGCACGATGGTGCGAACCGCCTCCAGCTGAGCGACGAAGGTGTGGCCGCAGCAGTGGTTGGTGCAGGCATAGTCCAGCTCGCGCACGAGGGCGGTAACCTGCGCGCTGCTGCGCACGATCGCGCGTGATCGGCAGTGTGGGCAATCGAAGGAAGGCTGGCGCGGACGCGCGGTACGACTCATTGGTGGGAACCCCCGGCTTTCCCGACCGGCCCCGCGCCGGTCCTAAGGAAACTGAACAGCCGGCGCTTGATGGCTGCGACGGCAGTCTCGGCCTCGTCGGCTTCGAGCAATGCGCGCTGCACATCGTTGGGGCTGTGACCGGCCTGGCAGACCGACAAACTGGCAGCGATCAGGTCGCCGCATTCGCGGGCGGCGGTGGCCACCTCGCTGGAGAGGGCGCGAGCGCATGCGGTGCGATCCTCGACCGTGATCTTGAGCTGGGCCGCATAGGCGTCGTGCAGCGGCGCGTTCTCGCCGCCGGCCGCGAGGTACGCGCCGTCGAGGGCAACCGCCTGGACGAAGCTGGGGCAGGAGGTCGTCGCCTCGTTCGTCCAATCGCGGATGCACGCTACCGAGCGGCCAGCGACCGCCGCCGCCGCCGGATAGCCGATGCGGCCAGCGATCTGCAGCACGGCGTCTGCGGCCGTGTCGGGGATGCGGGGCAACGTCACGCGCGGTCCCGATCGAAAGCGTCGCTCGTATTCGATGCGACGGACGCCACTTCAGCGGATAGGTCACTACTCACGGTGACAGCGGGCGCAGGATAGATGTCGGGACGAAGCAGGTAGCGTGAGACGCCGGTGTGCTGCTCAACCTTGAGGACATGCTCAGCGGGTAGATGCTTACCGCCGTCGAGCCACTTCCAAACGGCTGCTTGGGTGACGCCGCAGATCCGCGCGAGGGCGGATTGCGAGCCAGCGCTGCTGACCGAGGCCCTCAAGGCTTGGGCTGGTGTCTGTTCCGCGTCCATACCACAGCAAGTACAACCAGAGTTGTGCCGGGTCAACAACCACATTTCCCTTTTCGCTAACAACCACAGTTTTAGGGTGGAGTGGTGCTAAAGGGAGACCGCATCGCTGCGCGCATTCAGGCGCTGGGCATCAGCCAAGCTGCGCTTGGCCGTGCATTGGGCATCTCACAGCAAGCTGTTGGCAAGCTCGTAAAGGGCACCTCACGTAATACGGCGCACCTCATGCGGCTTGCACGGGAGCTGCGCACGTCGCCGGAGTACCTACTCGGCGAGATCGACGACCCGGAGGAGGGTGCGCTTGCGCCGCCCCCTGCACCCACAATCCAGCACGTGACCATGCAGGTTGCCATGCCTAGTGAGGCTGCTTTGGCGCGCATGTTCGAAGGGCTGCTTCGGCCGCTCGATCGAACGGCCCCCGTGGACGAACTCGCGCGAATTCTCGCTCAGCGGCTTCCAAATGGCCTAGCGCGACTTGCAACCGCGCTTCCGCCCGAGGCGACGGCGCTAGCGAGCGCTCCCGATGTAGCGCCTCCACCTCTCGCCACAGATCATCCCGCGTCCCAGCGAGGATCGCACACATGACCTCGCAGCGTGGGCAGGCAAGCTCGCAGCCCGGAGCGGTTCGGAAGACGGGTTCGTTCAAAAGAGACTCGATGAATGTTCCTGTTCTGTTCGCGTATGGCCATGCGCGGGCATGTAGGAAAGCGGCGGCGAACTGGCTGCTCACGGTTTGATATTCGAACACGTCCTGGGGTGAAGCAGGGGGCTTCAAGGGACGATGATAGGGGGGAGCATGGGGGCACTTCAGGAGTTCGCTGTTAAGGAGGCGGTTCTGCCGCCGGGCCTCACGGCCTTACTGGACTGCGACGACGTCGACACACTTCCCGACGCGCCGGCAGGTTCAGACGAACCGCAGGCGATTGCCGGGTTCATGTGCGTCATCGAGTATGCGGATAAAGACGGTGCGGTCACCGAGCGTCTGATAACCTGCCGTCGCTACCTAACGATCGGCGGCAACGCGTCCGTCGGCGCGATCTGCGGCAACTCCAGGCGGTACAAGCTCTTCCGCTGCGACCGGATCATGGAGGTTCGCGATGCGGAGACGGGAGCGTCGCTGGGCGATGGCACCTATTTCGAGCGCTTCACGGTCAGCGCAGCCAAGCCGCTGGCGGACATGTGGGACACCACATCGCCGCGTAAGTCGCTGATCGTCGCTGGCTTGAACGTGCTCGCGTTCATGGCGCGCTGCGACGGCCAATGGCATCCGCTGGAGACCCAGACGATCGAGGATTTCATCTGTTCGCTGTGGCTGCGGAAAGAGTGGGAAGGATCACCGCCGCTCGACCGCATTGTCGCGCACGCCCGGCGGCTCGCGCCCGACGGCGAGGTGTTTGAAAGCTCCATCCGGCAATACGCCCATAGCAGCACCTCTCGGGCGGTCCTGTCGCAGTACGTGCAGCGGGTGATCGCCGCCGATGGCGTGATCTGTGAGGACGAGCACCGGTGGGCCGCTTGCTATGCTGAGTGCATGGAGGAGGCAGTTGCCGCTGAGGCGGCGGCGCGTCGCGCGGCACGATAAGCGGGCCGAGGATGGCGAGTGAGACCGCACTCGGCGACCGAGACACGGAACTCGTGGAACGCTCATGCCCCTTGAAACGTACGGCTCGTCTACAAATATGTTGACATGGAACGACCTTGAACGCCATCGCAACGCAGGCACTCTCATTGAGTGGTGGCCGAGGAATCTAGTGAAAGGATCGGGGTGTAGATGCCTTTATATGATCCCGGAAATTTATGACGCCTACGTAAAGCGTCCTTGGCCCTCGACGATGAGCATGTCTCCTCATGTTGCTAAGGCAAGACGTCCGGCGATGCGGCAGGTGCTTGAACGCTTCCTTCTCGGTAAGTCCTTGAATCTGAACTATGACATAAAGGAGCTCGGTTCGGGGTCGATCAATGCGGCCATGCAAGGGTTTTTCGAATTCCGATCTGGCCCGCCTGTGGAGCAGACGCGCCTGTTGGGTCATTTCGCTTTACCTGGGGCCTTCGTCGCAACCTTGTTCAAAGCGCGGGGTGAGCTTGAGGCTGACGATGACGAGCCGGGGAACACGCGCTGGCGACAGGCCATGGTGGACAGCCAGGATCGGTGGGCAAATCTTTTCCCTGACGAGCCATTCATGACAGACCCGTGGCCAGTTCTCACGCAGGACCATCTGGCTGAATACCTTAACGGAGACGCGGATCATGCTTAAGCAGATCGCAAATTGGCGAAACCTAAAAGACCTTGGTCAACTTGACGAGGATGAATTGGATGACGCCGACTTCCGCCCCAAAGATCGCGCTTGGTCGGCTCTTGTTTGTCTGTTCGAAGAACGTAAGGCTCGCGAAAACCTGACCCTTGAGCAGCTCGGTAATCGGATAGGCAAATCACGAGCAGAAGTGCATCGCTGGATAAGCAGCCCGTACAAGCTTAGCTTCCGCGGCTTTGGTCTTCTAGCGGAGGGACTAGATGCAGATATCGAAATAAACCTACAGCCGCGTTGTACGGTGACGCGCTGTGCTAATGTTGCTCATCCAAGTGAAATGGCTCGTTCCTGGATTGAGCTGGAATCGACGGTGTTTTCCACAGGCGGGAAACGCAAAGTAGCTGCTGGTGAGTACGAAGCGGCATGAACGTTCTTCCTGCAAGTCTAACCGCCACGTTCTGCAGTGATATCCGCAGGGAGGAGGGCGGATTCAAGACAATGGTGGGGATCTATACCCAGGTGTTTCGGGTTCAGCTTCCTCACACTTTTCCAAAGCTTCTTGTTTCAGTGTTGGGCCATTTCAACTTCGAAACCGCGCCCAAGAAGTTTGACTTCAAGCTTCTGCTGGATGGTGAAGAGCTTTTTGACCATCCGGCGCCCTCCGAATTTATGGATGGCCTAGTGGACAGCGCACTTCGAGGCGGACATCCATTCGCGTCTCTTCAAACAAGCGCAGGCGTTGAAGGTCTTGAAGTGGAAGAGGATTGCGAGTTCACCGTGGTTGCGATCGTGGATGATCAAGAATATCTTATTGGACGGTTGCTCGTCCGTGGCCAAGAAGCTGACGAAGAATAGACTGCTACTACTTTCGCTCGTCGTAGCCGGTCAGATCGGGAGTATGTGACTCGAATCGTCTTCAGCTTTGGCTTGTTCTGGTGCGCGCGATGTTTCTAACGATCCTGGCAGCGGGTCTGGCCGAACCGAGCCTGGCCGACGGCGTTCGGTCCTGTTCAGCGGCGGTGCACAGCGCGCGGCTTGAGGATGCCATCTACGCTTGTTCGCGACAAGCAGAGGAGGACACCGCTTGTGGCGCCGCCCTCGCGTTGGGGAGAACCGCGCCATTCGCGCTTCCGATGCTGCCCGCCGACAAAAGAGCCGCTGCTCTCGCCTATTTCGATGCCAAGGTCACTGCCTGCATCGAAGTTGCAGAAGGAAAATACGAGTAGGTAGCGGCTTGCGTTGATCGGACCAGCTCTGACGATCCGGAAAACGTGCCTGGTGGGCGAGTAACGTAGTGCATTCTGGCACTGTCGCGCTTCTTTTTGCTTTCTCTGGATCCGCGCTTAGGCTTCGAAAGTTGGCAAAGGCCAGTTGCCGGAGACTAACTGATGTTCTCGCCTACGAGGCTCAAGCGGTTAGGGCGCATCCTGTCGGAAGCGGAGTGGATCCTACTGAATCGTGCGTTGGAGATGACCGGGGCAGCCCTTGTTCGCACCACCGTAAGAAAGGTGTCCAACATTCGGCAGGCAGCTGCGGATACCATGTCGATGCTCGGCAAGCTGCTTCACGAGGAGGCAAACAAGGTAGCCGATAAGGATCGGGGGCCACACGCCAGGCCACTCACGCCTGGTGAGAGGCGTCTGGTGATCGAAGCGTACGGAGCCAATCCGGATCCGTCACGCGTGCGCATCGTGCCTGGGCCTGGCCTCTCCTTCGTAGCACTGGGTGCCTTCTTCAACGGGAATCCGGCGATTACGGTAGGGAACACGATCTACCTGCGTTGGTGGTTGAAGAAGATCGACTATTCAGATCTTTCACGAACCCCGCAAGGTATGAACATGATGCTGCACGAGTACGCACACGTCATGCAGTATCACCGACTTGGTTTCGGACCCTTCTACGGTCGCTATGGCAGAGAACTAGAGAAGGCGGGGTGGGATGACGACAAGCTGTACGATTATGATGAGCGGTCTCAAAGTTATGACGCTGAGACCCTTGAGGGTCAGGCTGCAATGGTTGGAGACTATGCGGTAGCTCGGCGAAGATCGGACGCAAGAGGCCGCGCGAACGCAGCGGAGCTTCGTAAGCGGCTGAAAGGGAGCGGCGTGTATGGGCTATAAAGCTCTTTTGGCATTGCTGACCTGCATCGTGAGTACAGGGTGCCAGCAGGAAGCGGAGATTAGCGTCGCACAGCAAGGCGAGCGCATCTCCTTCACGGTGCAACGGAGCGATGAAGATGCCTGCGTTCGAGAGATTGGTGTTTACGCGTCGGCGGAAGCGATCGACCCGATCTGGTCTTTAGGGAGGGCAGGCGATGCACCATGCCGCTCAACCTTTTCTTACGGCGAAGCGGTGCCAGGATACGAGACGAGCGGCGTCGCGCCTCGCCTGCAGCCGGGACGTGAGTATTGGGTGTCGGTTTCCGGCGGTGGTATGATCGGCGGAACGAAATTCACCAAAGCACCATGATGCGCGGACAACTTGGACGGCTCAGGTGTGTCACCGCGTCGAGCATTTGCGTCAGCTTGCCTCCAGCATCACTTGGGTCTGAAATCCTCGATCCCCCAGCGTATGGGACACCTCGGCGACTACCCAGCCCTGGGCGTCGATCACCGGCTTGAACCCGGTGACGGTTACCGGCTGTTCCGGCTTGATGTCCGCGCGGCCTAAGGCGAGGTTCAGCCCCAGCGTCCGGGGCTGACGGGCGGCGCGGCTGCTCTCGGCCGCCGCGGCCGCCCTCGCGTCGGCTTCGTTGGCATAGGTGCGGGACAGCCTGCGCGCGCCATCCGTCTTGCCGACCGTCACCGTCTTTTTCTTCGCGGCCCCGCGATCGTGCCAGCTGGCAGTGACGCCGATCACCTCTTCCTGCTTCTGCAGCTGGTAGTCGTGCCGATCGCCGTCGCGGCGGTGGATGGTCAGCGCCGGCAGGTTGACGCCGGAGATCGTCGCCGCCTTGCCGAGCGGCGCCAGCACCAGGTTGCCGCGCTTGATGGTCGCGGCGGCATCGTGGTCGCGTCCCAGGCGGCGCAGGAAGGCGAGGTCGCTCTCCCGGCTCTGTGCCTTGGTCGTGACCGCAATCGACGCCAGGGCGGGCGCGCAGCGGGGCGTGAGGCCATGCGCGCGCGCCACCTCGGCGACGATCGCGCCCAGCGTGGTGCCGCGCCAGCTGCGCTCCCGGCGCACGCGCATGGCGCCGGTGAAGTCGGCGGCGCGAGCGCGGACGGTGATCACGTCCGGCGGGCCGGTGTGCGACACCTCGTCCGCGATGAAAGTGCCCTTGTCGACCAGGCCGACCGTTACATCGCTGCCCTGCTTCCACCCGAGCTGCACGCGAATCTTCGCGCCGGTGCGCGGCAGGTTGAAGGCTCCGTCGCTGTCATCGAGCACCAGGTCGAGCTGGTCGGATTCGCTGCCGCGCTTGTCGGTGATGCCAAGCGAGATGAGGCGCGGGCGATTGCCGTTGCCCGGCACGCGGTCGCGCAGGCGCGGGGTGACGTCGATGCCGTCCACCTCGACGCGATAGTCAGGGATGTTGGCGATCATGCCGGCTGCTCGCTGTCGACGCGCAGCAGCTCGATCTGGAAGTCGATCGCGCGCGGGGTGCCATCGGCGAACAGCGCCTTGTGCCGTTCGTCCAGCGTTTGGATGACGAAGGCGCCGAAGATCATGCCGGCGCCGTCGACCAGCGGCCAGGCGTCGCCGCTGTCCGCCATCGTGCGCAGCTGGTCGAGGCTTAGGCGGCCATCGCTCAACGCGGCATAGGCGGTGCCGGCGATCGAGACCGTTTCCTCGCCAGGGCCGACATATTGCGTAGCATCGCGCTGGCCGATGCGCTGTGACGTCGCATGGCGCCAGGCGGTGCGGCGCGACAGATCCTCGTGCGCGAGGGTGTCGAGCGAGAAGGGGAACATCCCCAGCGACATCAGCATCAGACGCTCCAGTCCGGCGGGTCGGCAAAGGCCGAATAGCTATCGGCGCGGCGTCCGGCCTCAATGCGGGCGAGCGCCTGCTCGACGGCGGCGGCGATGTCCTGCGGGTCGCGGTTCGCGCCGTTGATGTGGATCGTGACGGTCATCGGCGCCGCTGCGGCGCGTGCCATCGTCGGCGCGCTGCCGGTACCGGGCGTGACGCCGGCAACCGCCAGCGCCGGCGTCGCGGCGGTGACCGCCAGCGCTTGCGTCAGATCGCGCGACAGGCGCGTCATCCGCCCGACCGGCGCGTCGGCGTCGTTGTCGATGCCGTTGTGCAGCCCGGCCATGAGGTGGCCGCCGTAGGCCATGAACACGCGCGAGGGGGAGTGAATGCCCATCGCCTTGGCAAAGGCTCCGCCCAGCGTCGTGGCGACGTTCGTGATGAGCTTCAGCACCCAACCGACGCCGGAGAGGATTCCGCGACCCAGTCCTTGGATCAGGTGCAGACCCATCTGCGAAAAGCGCAGGTAGAGCCCGCCCAGGAACCCCAGGACGTTCAGCAACGGCTGTACGATTGGGCGAACCATGGCTGCGATGAACGCCACGCCGGCCATGAACCCGGAGCGGATCGCCCCCCAATTGTCGTAGACTGCCTTCGTGACCAGCATCAGCGCGGCAACCACCGGCATGAAGATGACCAAGGCGCCCAGCAGCAGGTTGCGGATGAACGTCCAGTTCGATGTGAAGGTCGAGCGGATGCGCTCCCAAATGCCGCCAAAGAATCCGGTGATCGCGCCCCAGTTGTTGTAGACCTGGTACGCGCCATAGGCGAGCAGGGCGACGGCCGCGACGACGGCCAGGACGATGCCGATCATCGGCAGCATTGCAATGCCGGTCGCGGTCGACAGGGCGCCAAAGAGCGCCATCGGCCCCATCATCGCGGCATAGGCAAGCGTCAGGAGCGCGGCGGCGCCCATCATGGCGGTAATCGCCACAGTGCCGACGACGATCGCCTTGGTCAGCGCCGGATGGCGCTGTGACCAGTCGCCCAGGCGCGCAGCCATGGCGGACGCCTTGCCGAGCAGATCGTTGGCGGTCGGCAGCAGGACGGTACCGAGCTGGATCCCGAGCGTCGCCGCGTTGACGGTGAGCTGCTTGGTCTGCTCGGCGCTGTCGCGCATGCGCTCGGCGAAGTCGGTATCGGTGGTGCCGCTGGCGTTCATCGCCTCGCCGCGGATCCGCCGATATTCCTCCATGTTCTGGATGAGCGGGCGCAGGCCCTGCTGCACCTGGGCATCCTCGAACAGATAGCCCAGGCGCGACAGGTCGCCCTCCAACGTCTTGTTCGTCAGCTCCGAGATCGCCTCGATGGGCGTCTTGCCCTCGGCGTACATGCGTTTGAGCGCCTTGGGCAGATCCACGCCCATCTTCGCGAACGCGCGCACGGTCGCCGGCGAGGTGATCTTCTGAAGGATGTTGCCCAGGTTGGTCGCGGCGCTCGCGCTGTCGCCGGCGCCTTTGCGGGTGATCTGGAGCGCCGCGGCGAGGTCGGAACCGGCAGCGACGCCAGTCTGTCCCAGCCCCTGGTAGACGGCCGACAGCGCCGGGAAATACTGCGCCATGTCCTTCACTTCGAACGCGCCCGCCTTGCCCGCGGCGGCCATCGCGTCGATCATGCGGCCGGTGTCGTCGAGCGCGACCTTGAGGTTGTCGTGCGCGGCAAAGCTGGCGGCAGCGAGGTCGGAGATCTCGGCCTTGTAGGCGGTGGCGGCGCGGCCGATCGGCTGCATCATCGCGGTTGCCTGGCGTGGATCGAGGCCGAAGCCGGCCAGCGTGTCGACACCGCCCTGCATCGCCTCGGGCAGCTGGTTGGCAGCGCGCGCGGCGCGCAGCAGATCCTCGCCCATGTGCGCGGTCGCGGCACGGGTGAGGTTCGCCTTCTGACCGATGTCGGTCATCTTGGATTCGTATTCCTGCGCCGCCTGCACACCGGCAACGATCGGCAGCGACATCGCGCCAGCGGTCGCGAGCATGCCCATGCCGGCGCCCGCCACGTTGCCAGCGGTGCCCATGGTGCGGCTGAACCGATCCCTTGCGGCGCCCATGCGCTGCTCGCGGTTGGCGACCCGCTCCAGGTGGCGTTCCTGCTCGGACAGCTCGCGATTGGTGTCACGGGCACGATCGCGCAGCTCCCGCTCGTGGCGGGCAAGGTCGCGGGTCTCGATCCCGGCCTCGCGCAAGCGGGTGCGCAGCTCGCGAAGCTGAGTGGATTCGCTTTGGTGCTGGCGTTCGAGCTGGGCGGCCTCGCGCTGCGCCTTCTCGAACTCTCGGGTCATCGCCCGCGTCGGATTTGCCGTCTGGGCGATCTCGCGGCCTAGCGCGGTCACCCGAGCCTGTGCCGAGCGCATCTGCTGCTCGGTTTCGCGCATGCCCAGCTTGAGGGTGCGAAAGCCCTGGATCTGCGCCTGCTGGCGATCGAGTTCCCGCAGGCGTTCGCGGGTGCCCCGCAGCGCCTCGGTCGCCGCGCGCGACCCGCCGGCGATGTCGCGCAGCGGGCGGGTCACCCGGTCGCTGGCGGCGAGCAGCATGCGGATCCGCAGGTCGCGATCGGCCACGTTACTTTTCCTTCTTGGGTGCGCGCTCGGCAGCCAGGCGGTGCCAGTCCATCAGTTCGGCAAGCGACATGGCGGACATCGCCTGGAGGTCGGGCTGGCCGCGCGGCGTTCAGCACGTTGGCGTCGCAGTCGGGATCCTGAATGTCGAAAGTGACATCGCGCGTGATGCCGACCACGCCGGTGCCGGCGGTGATGCCGGGCAGGGGCACGTTCGACAGCGTCTTGTGCCAGCCCTGCTCCTGGTCGATCCGCGCGCGCATCGCGACGGCATGAGCGGCGGCGAAGCTCGGCACGGTGGTGCCGTCCGCCCGGCGCACCGTGACGTCGGGCCACAGCAGCATCAGCGCGCGCGAGGTGAAGCCGGCGGCATAGGCGTCGACAGCGGCAACGTCCTCGCCCAGCGCCTTGGCATAGGCCATGGCGCGCAGCTTCTCGGCCACCTCGGCCAGCGCGGTGGTGACGTCCTCGTTCTCCAGGCCCGGCGTGGCGAGGATCCGCGGCTTGACGCCGGTTGCGGCCTCGGCGCCGAGCAGCGCCTGCAGGCCGGTGCGCAGGCCGTTCGCGTCGGCGCCGATGATCGCGGACTGCGTCGCCGCCGCATCCGCGCCAGGTGCGACGCGCACGACGACGACGGGAGCGCGGACGGTGGCCGCAATGGCGGCAAGGGCCTGGGCAAGCGTACCATCGGCGCCGGCCGCTACGATTGCGCTGTCGAGGTCGCGGACCAGCACCGGCCGGTCGAGCGGGAAGGCGTCGGCGGCGGCAGCGGGCGCAGTCGCGACCAGGCCAATCACGGCCGTGGCAACGGTCGCGATCGTGCGGGTGGCGTTGGAGACTTCGGTCAGGGAAATGCCGTGGTGGTAACGGTCGGCCATGGGTGGTCCTTTCAGGATGCGCTGGCGGCGAGAACGGGGATGGCGAGGGTGAGCGGGGCGCCGGGGCGGGGACCGTCGAGGCGCTTGCCCACGATGCGCAGCACCGCGGCGCCGACGACGTCGCCGGCCTCCACCGTGATGCGGGTCGCGCGGATCCGCGGCTCCTGGCGCATCAGGGCGAGCGCGCCGGCGGCGACCAGCGCCAGGCGCGTGCGGTCGTTCAGCGGCTGATCGAGCAGCTCGGGGATGTGCGAGCCGTACCAGCGCCGGCCGACACGGGTGCCGAGCGGCGTGCCGAGGATGTCCTGCACCGACTGGCGCAGATGCTCGATGCCTTCTAGCAGCTTGCCGGTGGCGGCGTTCATGCCGATCATTGCGGCGGCCCCGAGATGGCGCCGCCGGCCTGCACGCGGGTGTGAACGTGATCCTTCAGGCTTTTGCCCGCGCCGACTACGTCGCCGCTGGCGGTGAGCTTGCCGCCAATCTCCACGTCGCCCATGATCGTGACCGAGCCGAGCAGTAGGATGTCGTCGGCTTCGATCGTCGCGGATCCGCCGGGCACGCTGGCGTTGAGGTGACGTTCGGCGGGATCATAGTGGATGGTCGTGCCATCGGCGAAGCGCAACATGGTCGAGCCATCGTCGGCCGGGGCGGCGTTCGCGTCGGAGTAGAGGCCGGGCAGGACGATAGCGCGCTCGATGTCGCCTTCCGGCGTCAGTACCAGCACCTGTTCGCCGGCGCTGGGCGGCGACCAGATCGTTGCATCGCCAGCACGTCCGGCGAGCCAAGGCAGGGGGCCGCTTTCGAGATCGCCGATGGCGACGCGGCACGTTGCGCCGACGCGTTCGATCACAACGCCTTCGCGCAGCAGGTCGCCAATCAGGCGGGGGGTGTCGACAGGTTCGGCCACGCAGCGACCATGCGCGGCCCGGCAGCGGCGTCACGGGGTCCGCAATCGTAGAGACGCACTCTACGATTGCCAGTTCGCTAGTCGGTGGCGATCATCAGAACGCCACGACCCTACCGGCTCCGCTCGCTTTGACGCTACCAGTGTGGCGCACGTCCCGCAGGTAAACCGTGGTGTTGTCGGCCACGACAATGTCGCCGACGATCTCGGTCCCCACGAACCAAATCTCAGCGTTGTCGGTGAGTGCAACCGCGCCATTGAGAGCGCCAGTGTCGGGACCGGCGCGAACAGATCCCCCGAAGACGATGCACTTGCTGTCTCCGACGTTGGCGATCGTCGAACCGTTGATGGTCGCAGGGAAGTCGGGGTTGATGACGATCGCGCGTGCTGTCTCGTGCAGCGTGAAAGCGTTCTTGGACCCGCCCTCCGTCGTGCCGATGCGGCGCGCCTTCGGGTTGACGTAGACACCGGGCATGAGGGAGGTGCCGATGTCGACGTGCTGGTTGAAGCCGTCCTTGTCGATCTCCGCTGCGATGCAATTGACCAGGAGCGTCAGGCCGCCGATGTTGCGGATGCGGAAGCCATCGCGCTCCGAGCCGCCCGCACGGGTCGTGTAGCCCGCAAAGCAATCCACAGCCGCGAAATTTACATCTGCCGTGGACTCGAAATGGACGGGTCCAGTGGAGCTACCTTCAAATCGGATGCCTTCAAGGTAGACCGACGCCTTGGCGTTGGTCATCTCGAAGTTCACGACCACCAGGTACACTCGGCAATTGGCGTTCGTAACAGCCGACCCGTCCGCCCGACGCGCATAAACCTTGGTCGCGTCCGACGCGTACCCCGTCACCGCGCCCGCGGCATTGAGCGCGGCAGGCGTAGCGTAGGGCGTGTAGCGCGCGTAAACGCCATCCGCATCGGCGTTGGATGGATCGAAAACCTTACCGGCGCTGGATCGGGTAGCAGACCAAAGATTGGGATAGGTCGGATCGACAGCCCACGTCAGCACGTCGTGGTTGCTCGATACCGCCCGGCCTCCACCCTCCACCGTGCAAGCCAGCGGCACGGCCAGGGAGCCCCAAGCTACATTGGTAAACCCGCTTGCACGCGGCATGACCGCGCCAGCCTTGAGGACCAGATGGATTGGCCCGCCCCTGGCAATGCCAGCAGCGACGGCAGCAGGAACCGTCTTGAACGCTGCCGCCATCGTTGCGCCGGTGTTGGCGTTGTTCCCGCCATCGGGATCGATATGGATTGCCGGCACCGTCCAGGTTTCGGGTGGCACAACTGAACGCGCCAAAGCCCGCGCTCTGTAGAAGTCGAAGCCTCCCGACAGAAGCGGGCCAATCACCGTCTTGGGCCAGCGCGCAGGCCACTTCAGCGCTGCCGGGATGTCAAATGCCGACTTCTGAATGATGAAATCGACGATGTCCGGCGTCAGCCCGGCCTCGACCAGCCTGTTGTCGATCATCGTGGCTGCCGTCTGCCGCAGTCCGGCGGGCGTTACATACTTGATCTCATCCGTTCCTGCTGCGGTGTCCGCTGGGCTGGCAGGATCGATAGGCGGTTGGCGAAACCCGTATTCACCCCCGGATGCCAGCAGCATCGAACGGAACAGAAGCTCGCGCGTGCCACTCGAAAACGAACTGGCCGTTATGTCGACATCAATGAATGCACACGCTGGCTCGCGGGTGATCGGTCCCGCGCCGAAGGTCTGACTTGAAGCGAGCCCTGCTGCGCCCAGCATGGATACCACTTGCTCAGTGATAAGGCTGCCATCAGCCCTTTTCTGGCTGACGGTGAAGTTTACCGAGCCGCCGCTGGCGTTCCCACCCAGTGCGGCGATTTCGACGGATGCCGCTAACGTGGCGGCGCCCTTCAACAAACCGGCCGGGAAGCGATAGACGCAACGTGCGTTCGTCCCGCTGCCACCAACGACCCTCAGCTTGCCAGCGGGCGCGCCGCTCGCCTCGGTCACCGAAAAGCCGGTCGCGAGCACTTGGCGGGTCAGATCAGCGAAGGCCAGTTCGCGGCGCGTGAAGAAGTTCGGGTTGGTATCCTGATACGACGGCCCCCGGGCAACACGGCTGACCTCTTTGACGGACGCTTCTGCGGCAGCATCGACGAGCGGCTTGAGGCGCGCGCGCTTCGTCGTGCCGTCGACGATGACCGGCACGGTTTCGGTGCCGGTAGGCGCTACGATCTCGGGCAGTGCGGAAATCTTGGCCATCGCTCAGCGTCCGATTACGAGGAGGTTGATGCCGTCGATGCGGCGGTCGTTCTGGTCGTCGGCCTGCACCTGGACGAGACAGGAGGCAGCACCGGGGTTGCCGACGATCTGGGTCCATCCGTCCCGCGCCTGGCTGGCGGCCGAGATGTAGGGGCAGGTCAGCGCGAACAGGCACTCGCTGGGAAACGGGACCGGGTAGTTGACGCTCACGGCCGGTTCGTCGGCCAGGAGCGCGCGATAGGTCACCCACTGGACGATGAGGCCGCCCGGCAGCGTGTAATAGCCCGAGGTGCCGAACAGGCTGGCAAGCCCGCCGAACGATGCCGGCGTGACTGCCACATTGGCGGCCATGGCGTTGAGCAGCTGCTCGGGCGTGGCCGGCGGCACCGAGATCGTCATGTCCGTGGTCAGCGCATTGCCGCCGAGCGCCAGCCCATCGGTGTTGACCCGACGGGTGAGCGGCACACGGTCAAGGATTGACGAAATGAGGTTGGCGATGCTCGCCGGCGTCAGCGCCTTGTTGGTGAGCGTGCCGGCATCGGCTTCGGCAGCCGAAGCTGCAGGAACGGTGATGGTGCGATCGGCGGACAGATCGCCGCCGCCGGTGGCGAGGCCGGCGCCCAGGATCTTGCGGCCGGACAGCAGCCAGAGCAGGCGCTGGCCCAGCGTCCTGGGCGTGACGATGCGCTCGGCATCGATGCCGGCATCGACCTCTTCCTGCGTTGCGAGCTCGGCGACACCGCGGGTGGCGGTCGTCGCCGGCGGGTTGAGGAAGTTGGTGTTGCCGAACGTCAGCTGCTCGACGTTGCCGGTCGGGAAGGCGATGTCGATCGCGAGGTGCATGTCGGACAGCGCCGACTTCTCGAACAGCGGCTCTGCCTGCGCATAGGAGGCGAACAGCGTGCCATCGGCGAGGAACAGGCCGAAGCCGCGCACCTGGTAGGCGTTCGGCTCGCTATCCCGCACGACCATGTGCACGACGTTGTCGCCAATCGCCTCGCCCGAAATGGTCGACACGCGGCGGAACTCGCCCGGGAGCCCGGTGAGCGTCGGCGCCGCCACGAACACGGTGTTCGTCAGCCCGACCGCGCTGATGGACAGGTCGATGTCCTGGTCGACCTGGGCGGCGGTGAACCGGGCATGGCCCGCCTGGGTGATGGTAAGGGCGAGCTTGCTCATGGGGCGGTGTCCAGAAAAACGCCGGCGTCATCCTGCAGCGGCTCACCATCTTCGGTCTGAAGGTAGGCGGCCCAGGCCGGCGAGGTGTCGATGTTAGCGGCCATGTCGGCACGGGTGGCGCCGGCGAGCCGGGCCACGCCCTGGATGCCGATCGCGCCGTCGAGTTCGAGGCTCTGCACTAGGCGGAAGTGTTCGCGCGCGGGCTTCACCCGCGACACTTCGCGAATGATGGCCTCGGCAAAGGCGGCGGTGGCGCGGCGTCCGCCGGGAGCCACGCCGTTGCCGGCGATGGGAAGGCGAACCTCGAAGGTGTGCGAATCCGCGCGCGGTGTCGCCTGGTGCCACTCCGTCAGTTCGAGGAGCTGATCGAAGCGGGCCAGTACGGTTTCAACCGAGGCGCGGGTTCCCTTGATCCGGTGCAGCTCGATCGAGCCGGCAACCGCCGCGCGCTTCTCAGCTTCGGTCCACTCCGCATCCCAGCTGTCGACCGACAGCCCCCAGGCGAGCCACGGCAGCCATCGCGCCGGGATGCGCTGCGGATCCAACAGCGTTCCGATCGGGTACGGCACGTCACCGATGCGCGCGGTCGCTGATTCAACCGCGCGTTCGAGCCGGGAAGCGTTGGGAGGCAGCAGGCTATGCGTCATAGCCGCCATGCGCGATGGTGATGCCGGTGCACCAGGCCGCCTGGGTGGCGTCGCAGACGACATCGGCGAGTGGCGACCCAAGCACGACGCGCTGCACGCCGGGGACGGTGAGCGCCGCGTAGAGGCCCGACATGGTGACATCACGGCCGAGCAGCCGGCATTCGGCGAGGTAACCGTCGAGCTGGCCGCGAGCGGCAGTCAACACCAGAGAGCAGTCGGGACCGGCGAAGGTGTAGAGCGTCGCGTCGACTACGAAGTTGCGGATCTCAGCGCTTGCGACGGTCACCAAGTCGCCGAGCGGGCGCACCTCACGCGCGTTCACGCGCTCGCGCACGGCATCGAGCAGGGCGGGCGGGGCGGTGCCGTCGCCCTCACGCGCCAGAATTGTGACCCGGACCTCGCCAGGCGCCGGCGAGACCGCGCTGGCATCGAGCACGCCGGCAGCGGCCGACTTCGCGTGGAAGACATAGGCCAGTTCGGGACCGGCAACTGAGAAGCCTTCAGGTCCAAGCACCGCACGCTGCCGCAGAGTATCGTCGTCTTCGTGCTCGGTCAGACGAGCGACACCGACCAAGGCGGCGAGTTGATCTAGGTTAGTCCCGGTGGCGTATGCCAACATCAGCTGCCGGGCGGCGTCGTTGAAGCCCTGGCGTAGCAGCAGCTCGCGATAGGCGACCACCTGCAGCAGCTTCATCACCGGGTCGCTTTCGACCAGCGCGTCGAAGCCGGGCAGCAGTTGCTGCAGGGTGGCGATCAACTCTGCGAGGATCTGCTCGAACGTCAGCTGCTCGACGATCGTCGGCGCCGGCAGGCGCGACAGGTCGATGGCGTTTGAGCTGGAGGCGGCGACGTTGGGCATCGTCGGCCATGTCGGCGGGCGGTGGCGGCAGCGGCTAGGGGGCGGCAATCGTAGAGACGGACTCTACGATTGCGAGGAATGCGCTTTGCTGCAGCGGACGTTTCGGCGATACCCTTCCGTCACCGGCAGACGTTCAGCCATAGAACGATCGCGGAGCGTCAGGCCCGCACGGTTGCAGGCCCAACGATTGTGGGATCTGATACGCGCCACGCTTGAGTTCGGATGTCGTACGGCGCGGCAAGTTTAGCATCCTCCAGACGCTTGGCATTGCTGTGATAGACCGTTAGCTTCATGTCGGTCGGGCGCACCGCGTCTTGCGCCTTGCTGCCATAATCCGGATTGGGAACGGTGAGATATTCGCTGTAATTCCAGTCGTATCGATCCTTGGCTTCGCACAGCCAACTTTCGAACCGGATCGCTACTTGACTGCCCTGACGCTGGCCGGACACCAGCGCCCGGCTGTGAAGCTGGAACCCTCGCAACGATGTGAACAGGTCCTGTTCCTCCTGGCTGCCACGGCTCTGAATTCGCAAGATGTCGAGCGGACCGCTGCCGATCTCGACTAGCGACTGATAATCGAGCTGAAGCTTGCCGGTCAGATCCCATCGCTGAAACCCCGGCGCTCCTTGAATGCGTGGTACGACGCCCCCGCGCCGCGTGTTGGAGCCGAACAGCGACCCTTTACCGACCCGCGCCTCCTGCTCCGTCAGAAAGACAGCCCGGTGATAACGGAGCGCTTCTCGTACCTTATCGTTCGTTTGAAGATACCTTCGCGCGGGCAAGCGGAACGTGCTCTTGGGGTCGCGATTGTCGAGCCAATGGCGGAGCAGCATCGCGGAGTAAGGCTCTTGCCCTTCCACACGGCGTTGCCCGGTGGCGTTGGCCAGGCGGCGGTACCACGCGGCAACTCGATCGACGGGCAGACTGGCGAGGTAGTCGGCCATGGGCGTGGCTCCTAGCGGTTAGCGGGTCGGCCGTCGTACTGTGTCGCAATCACCTCTAGCAGGCGGGTGGCGGACGGCAGCTTAGGTTCCGCGCCGCGAACCAGTCGCTGGAACTCGGTCGCGTGGATCGCATAAGCCCCATCGGTGGTGGTGACACTGTACCGTCCGCCGCCGCCGCCCGGTCCGAAGATCGGGTCGCTCGCCTGACTCGGCCGGTGCCCCGGTCGGCGTTCGTTTGGCGCGACGGGCTCCGCGAGGACCTCAACCGAGGTGAAGTGATCTGAGTCGAATTGCTCGATACAGCTGAAGGCCAGCTTCTCGCGTTCTGGCGTGCAGCGGACCGATGATGTCCCATCTACGGCTACCGCCATGCCGCGCTCCAGCGCCGCTTGGATCGAGGATGCCGACGGCGACTGAGCACAAGCTGCAGACGTCAACAGGAGGGCCGACAGCGCGGTCGATTTGGTCCGGCAGAACAACAGCGGCGCCTCCTCCTGAAATCCACAGATGGCATCCTGCCAATTCAGGTTGTTGCTGTCCAGCCAATGCAGTTACGGGTAGGTCGGTACGCAACCTCTACATCGACGAACCTTTGTGCATCAAAGGTATCATTGGAAGGGGTGGCGATATCACTCCCGGTATCGCTTCGTAATGTCACATTCCATCGACCAACGACGCAAGAAGCGCGTCCAGCACCATCATGCGGTCGGCCTCGCTGAACCCCAGCAGCGTGCGGCGCGCGTAACGTACTGGCTTGGCCTTCTGAGACGGTTTATCGACCAGGCCGTGCTGGTGGATGCCGGCGACGCGCGCGGCCTGGCCGGTGAAGCCGACCCATGCCTCGGTGTCGGTCGCGTCTGCGCGCAGGTAGCGGGCTGACGCAAGCTTGCGGAACATCGCCGCGCGACGGATGTGCCCCTTGCGGCGCAGCTTGCCGGCGCTGGCGTTCTGCATCCCCGGCTCCAGCGGCAGGTAGCGATCGACCTTATCGCGGTGGAAGGATCGGATGCCGCCCGCCTCGATGTCAAAGCCGGTCATCAGCGGACCATCCCAGACCCAGCTCTTCATGAGGACTTCGCGCGGGATCGGGTCGCCCTTGGGATAGAGGAAGCGCACCGTGTAGGCGCCGCGCGTGGGTTCCGGACGCTTCCGGCGCGGGGCGAACGGGGCGCCGTCCGGATCTTGCTGGCGGCCGATGCGCGCCCGCTGGCTCGCCTGTACCTTCTTCGCCACGGATCGCAGCAGGCGGCGGCGCGCGTTCGCGTCGACGTTGCGCAGCAGGGCGCCCGCCAGGTTCTCGATCTCGATCAGGTCGTCGCTCATGGCGCGCTGTTGGCAGCGTCGATCATGCCGGCGACCAGCGACACCCCGCATACGCCGGTAAAGGCGTCGGCGAGGACCGGCTCGTTCAGGTGCCGCGCCGACCAGGTCGACTTGCCCGTGCGGTCGACCAGGACGTTTTCGGTCAGCTCGATGTTGATCGACACGTCGGCGCTGTTGGCGTCGAGCAACTCCGATTCGAACTCGAACGGCCGGTAGGGCGGCTTATCGAGCAAGTCGGGCTGCTGCTCAGCAACCCAGGCGAGGACTGGCACCATCAGCGCATCCACCTCGCCGGTGTAGCCCTCGACCACGACGTTCAGCGTGTAGCCGTAGGTGAAGGCGAGGTTGCGCCCACGGCGGCAGATGACGCCGCCCCGATCGATGAACAGCTGCAGCTTCTCGGGCTGATCCTTCAGCGCGGTGGCGAGCAGCAGGCGCCGCAGGCCTTCCGGTTTCTTCACCGGCATGCCTCCGGGTCGTGCCAGCGGATCAGGCGCACGAGCTGGTCGCCCCGCTCGCGCAGGGCGCGCGCCATGCGGATCGCGGCCGAGCGAACGCCGGCCGGCATGGTTGCCTGGGCGTCGGTGGGGAAGCCGGCGGGCTGTTCGGGACAGCGCAGCAGTTCGGCCGGCGGCGTGTCGCGAATCTCGAGGGCGACCGGCACCGGCTGCGGTACGGGCACTTCAACGGCTCGGCGTGCGCAGCCCGGCAACGTCGTTAAGAGCAGCGAACCAATCGCGACCGACGCGACCCGTACCATCCGGCTGTGCTTCGACTTCAGCATTTGCGATCTCCATTCGTTCGGTGGCGGCCTTGGCGGCCTCGGCCGCGACACGGGCGAGGCGGGCATCGGCCAGCAGCTTGCCGTCGTGTTCGAGCATGGCGCGCGCCAGGCGCTCGGCAGTGGCGCGGTCGGTCTCGCCCTTGAAGGCGACGGCAAGGTTGATGGCGGTGCGGCAGCGCTGGCCATCGTCGAAGGTGACGGTCACCGGCTTGCTCGACGTGTCGGTGCGCTGCTCGGCCCCCCCAGCGTAGGGTGCGCCGGCCCCGGCACAGGTCACCTCAACCCAGCGCGCATAGCGGTCGCGCGCCTGGTCGGCCTCGGCCCACTGGACGTAGATCCAGGCGGCGGCGGCACCCAGCGCCAGCAGGGTCAGCCATTCGCGGGCACGGGCGAGCGTGGCGAGAGCAGCAGCGATCATCACGGGTCCTTTCGGGGGGTGAGGCCGCGCAGGCAGATGGCCCGTTCGCGCTCGCGGCGGTTGACCAGGCCCTGCACGACACGGCCGCCGGCCTTGTTCCAAATGACCAGCGCGTTGCAGCCCTCCGTCCAGCGCTTGGCGCGGAAGTGGCGGGCTGCGGTCGACGTGCAGAACTTCGGCCCGCCGATGTTGTAGGCGAGCGACACGGCGGCAGGTGCCTCGCGCTCGCGGCCGTAGAGCTGGGGCACGCAGGCGATGACTTCCTCGGCATGCGCGATCAGCTCGCGCTCCAGCATCGCGGTGCACTGCGCCTCGGTATAGCGCTGGCCGATCCGGATGCCCTTGGTGATGCCGTCGCAGGCGGTGGGCACGCGGACGATGTCGAGATAGGCGTCGAGGTACTGGCGACCCGCGACGTGGCGGATCTGCACGTCGCCGGTTGGCGTGACGCTCGCTTCCACGGTGCGCCCGCTTTCGAAGGCAGGGGTCACGGTGAAAAGCGCCAGCGCGCCGAGCGTCGTGCCGATCACGCCGGCGAGGGTGCGCCGCTTGAGCGCCGGGGCGGGGGTGCGCGTGTCGGTCACGGCTTGTCCTTTCGAGCGGGGAGATAGCGGTCGCGGATCAGGCCAGGGATGCTGGCGATGACGTCGGCGGCGCTGGCGATGAATCGCGGCGTGGATTTGAAGGCGACCATGCCGGCGCTGAAGCCGATGCCCTGCAGCACGAAGGGGTCGAAGGCGTAGAGCGCGCCGATGCCGCGCTGGGCGAACCAGCTGACGGTGGTGCCGGCGGCGAACTGGATACAGCGCTCCGACCAGGTCAGGCCCTTCTCATGCGCAAGGCTGACCGCGGCGCCGAGCGCGCCGGGCGACAGGCCAGCCAGGAAGGTCAGGAACGAGTCGAGGATGTCAGGAAGCTTGGACATGGTCAGTCCCAGAAATCGAGGAGCTGGCGCTCGACCGGCGCGGCCTGCGCGGCGGGCGGGACGGTGACGGCGGTGCCGGTCGGCAGGACGGCGCCCAGCTGGGCGATGCCGGGGTTGGCATCGAGGACGGTGCCGAGTGCTTCCGGCCCCAGCGCCCGTTCGCGGTGCAGCAGCTGGTCGAGGGTGTCGCCCTGGCGCGCGTGAACGACGTCGGGCATCAGATCAGCTCGACGGTGGTGCGGGTGGTGCCGAGAATGTCCCGGATCGCGTGCACCGCATCGCGGCGCAGCTCGCCGATCGACGGATCCAGCGCGGTCGCATCGCGGTCGCCAGCAGCGGTGGTGTCGAGATCCCGAAGCCGCTCGATCAGTTCGAGCTTGGTCAGCGCCCCGATCGCACGGCGGAAGGAGATGACCAGGCGGCTTTCCCCGTCGAACTTGCGCGCGGGCACTTCGGCAAGCGTTGCATAGCCTGCAGCGGTCTGCCGCATCGCCCAGACGCCGAGCTGGTTGTCGACGGAGATCAGCGCTTCAAGGATGGCGGCGCGCAGCCGATCGGGCGTGACCTTCGCCACGTCGCCCAGGCGGTGTTCGCGGCGCAGCTGGGCGGGATCGATGGACGGGTACCAATCATCGGCGATGATCCCCTCGACCGTGTCGACGGCGTCCGGAACGACCGAGCCGATGCAGCCGAAGCCGTTCATTCGAGCAGCCGGGCGCAGACGGTAGAGATGAGCAGCATCGTGAATCCTCGAAAGAAACGGGGGTGGGGATCGGAGGATCGCGGCCCTCAGCCCGAAGGCCCTCCCGCGTCTTGCGATCCGCCCCCGCGCCGGGGGGGCAGCTGGTTAACCGGACGTGTCGGCGGGTTGCGGTTGCGCGGCGGCAAGGCGCTTTTCGACGCCGCGGAGAATGGATTTGACGCCCACCCGATCGTGCAGCGCCTGCGCTTCCTTCAGCGCCAGCACCGAGCGGCACAGCAGCGGCAGGGCATCGCCGCCCGACTCCTCGGCGGCGCGGGCGGCGCGATCGAGCTCGGAACCGATCGCCTTCATGAGCTTGGCGCGCACCTGGTCGTGCATGTCGATGCCGTCGACCAGCGCCTCGACCCGTTCCAGCACGGCCAGGTCGAACAGCTCGCCGGCGGTCTGCGCCTTGATGGCGGCCTCCGCGATCAGCTCGGCAACGATGGTGGGGGCGTCGCGTTCATAGCGCTGCGGCAGAGCGATGTTATGACGCAGGACATGCTCGGCGAGCGGCAGCGCGCCAGCATAGTCGCCCACGTCGATCTTCCACACCATGATGGTCGGCAGCACGTCGCCGGATGCGCCGGCACCAGCCTGGGCAGCACCGGACATCAGCCCTTCGACCCAGGGGGCGTATTCCGGCAGCATCTCGCGCTTGGCCGCGATCTTGAGCGAAATCGCTTTGATCGTCTTTAGCCGGCGCAGGTCGTGCGCCAGGCGCATGGCGATCTGCGCGGCGGCGGTAGACGCCGCGCGGTTGAGGGAAGGGGGCGCCACCGCCGGCAATGCGGCGGTGGCGGTACCGCCCCCATGCGGAAGGGTCGCGGCTTGTGCGGCCAGGATGCGTGCCTGGTGGCGTCGAGCGAGGCTCATTGCGACTTTCCGAATGGGGGCGGATCAGGTGCGGGCGAAGCGGCCGGTCAGGGTTCCCGTCGAAGTGCTACTTCGACGGGTGCCCGATCAGGCGGCCGGCTTCTTGCCCAGGACGATGTTCTCGACGAGCGCGGCGATGCCGTAATCCTCGACCACGTAGCTTTCGTTCACCGACTGGTAGTCGGCGATCTGCTCGTAATCGGGCTCGTCGCGCAGCTGGCGTCGGCGGGTGCCCTCCTGCACGTAGATCGACAGGTTATCGAGGCGGGTGACCAGCAGCGCGTCCGCCGGGAAGAACGGCACCATGACCGCCGTCTTGCCGCCCAGCTGCTTGGGCAGGGTGAGGATGCGGTTGCGCGCCTCCACCTCGGTCGGCGTGTTGCCGGCGGTGTTGATGAAGTTCGAGAAGTGGCCGTGCACCAGGTCGCGGCCGACGATCACGACCAGGTCGGTATCGTCCCGGTTCCATTCGTCGAGCAACTCGGTCGCGGTGAATACCAGCGCGTCGAGGTTGGCGAAGTCGGCGGTGGCGGTGTCGGCGTTGCTGGCATCGGAGTTGACCAGCTCGACGTCCTCACCGGCCGCGACGTAGATCGCCTTGGCGTCAGCCGCTGCCAGCTCGCCGGTGTCCAGCACGCGCTCCGGCGCGAAGGTGCGGATCTTGTAGAGCCAGCCATAGTTGACGTCCTGCAGCAGCGGGAACTTGTCGACGTCGGTATTCTCGGCGCACGCGACGCCGTTCCAACCGATCATGATGCGGTCGCGACCGTGCTGCTTGACGATGACGTCGCCGACCAGCTTCTGAAACTCGGGCTTGTGGCGCCACTGGTCGAGCTTGGCGTAGCGGATCGCGACGTCGCTGTGCGTGATCTCGCAGCGATACTTGCCGCGGTCGCTGGTGTCGGTCGGGTCGGTGGCGATGCGGCGCTTGCCGGTCTTCGGATCGGTACGGGTGCGGCTCGCGATCGGGCGGGTGACGCCCACGCCCACCTTCTCGCCCTCCTGGGCAAGGACGGGCACGACGTTGATCTTCTGCAGGAACTCGCTGGAGAGCTGGATGACCTCTTCCAGCTTCTGTTCGATCACGGGGGCGACCGAGAACTTGACGGTGGTGTCGGTGACGCCGTTCAGCTTCGCCACCTGGGCGAGCAGGCCGTTGAACAGCGGGCGGGTCTGGTTGTGCATGGGGTGGCTCCGGGAAAGGCGCAGGCGGGTGGGGCGGGAAAGGGCGGGTGAGCCGGCGATCAGAAGTCGGTGAGGATCTGCGCGCCACCGCCGGTCGCAGGCTGGCGCGAGAACTTCTGCGGTGCTTCGGTCGTCTCCAGCTTGCCCTTCACCGTGGACAGCTCGGTCTGGATGCTCGCGATGGTGGTATTGACCGGCGCCAGCGCTGCGGTGAGCGCCTGCGACATCGTCTCGCCCATCGCGGTTGCGAACGCCTGCAGGTCGTTGTCGTTGGCGGGCTTCGGCGGTTCGGCAGGCGTGGTCGGGGTCTCAGCCTGCTTGTCGTCGGGCTTGGCGAACTTGGCGGCGAAGCTGTCGAACATGCCCTTCAGCGACGACACCAGGCCGGTCGGGTCGGCCGCATCGTCCAGTTCGATCGAGGCCTCCTCGGCGGCGGTGAACAGGTTCGCCTTGTCCTGCTTGCGCGCGGCAAACGGGTTGGCGTCGCCCTTGCCGGCCGCGAACTGGAGCATCTCGGTGCCGAGGCTGGCGGGGTTGTCGGTGACCGCCAGACCCACCAAGCCGGCCTTGCCGCTGCCGCCGAAGTTCGGCGAGATCTCGCAGCTGGTGAACAGCTTCTGCTTCGCGCGGTTGACGGACAGCAGCTGGTCGTTGGGTTCGAGCTGGGCGAGCAGCGCCAGGCGCTTTTCGCTCTTGCCCGCGATCGACAGCTCGATCTCTTCCGTCTTGAGGGCGGAAACGGTGCCATAGTTGTTGAACGGGGGCTCGGGGCTGTAGCCGCGCAGGTGCTCGCAGTTGATGCAGGCGGTGTAGGTCGTCGGGTTATAGCCGGTCGCCATCTGCTCGATCCAGTCGCGCTCGATCACGCGGCCATCGGTGGTGCCGCCCTCGACGGCGATGCGGAAGAACTTGCTCTTGGTGGCCATGGCGGTGCGGTCCTCGGGTCGGTTCGATGCTGCCGGGACATCGCCGGCCATTTGCGAAGCCGAACAGGGACCGAAGGCGGGCCGCTTCTCAAGCGTGCGCAATCGTAGAGACGGTCTCTACGATTGCCGTCGCTCCGTTTGGGCGCGGCGGCGTGGCTAGGCTCGCGCCGCCATGTCGATCCTCGCCAATCCGCTTGCCCTGCATGCCGACCCGCTGACGCTTCCGGTCGAGGACCGCCGGCGCGCGGCGCGCAGCCTGTACTGGCGCGGGTGGGAGGTGAGCCAGATTGCGGAGGAGCTGCAGGTGGCGCGCACCACTGTGCAGTCGTGGAAGGACCGCAGCAAATGGGACGGCGTGCCCAGCATCCGCCGCCTGGAGGACTGCCTCGAAGCGCGCTGGATGGTGCTGATCGCCAAGGACAAGAAGACGCCCGGCGACTTCAAAGAGATCGACCTGCTCGGTCGCCAGGTCGCGGCGCTAGCCAAGGTCCGCCGCTATGAGGAACCGGGCGGGCACGAAGGCGACCTGAACGAGCGGGTCGCCAACCGGAACAAGGGCGAGCGCAAGCCCAAGGCCAAGCCCAACCGCTTCACCGTCGAGCAGGCGGAGCAGCTGAAGGAGATCTTCCTCAGACAGCTGTTCGGATACCAGGAGACGTGGTGGGAGAACCTCTCCCGCCGCACACGGATGATCCTGAAGTCGCGCCAGATCGGCGCGACCTATTATTTCGCGTTCGAGGCGCTGATCGACGCGATCGAGAGCGGCCGTAACCAGATCTTCCTGTCGGCGTCGAAGGCACAGGCGCACCAGTTCCGCAACTACATCATCGGCTTTGCCCAGCTGGTCGGCGTCGACCTGAAGGGCGACCCGATGCTGATCACCAGCGCGCTACGCGACGAGGGCGAGGCGGCGGCCGAGCTCCACTTCCTGGGCACCAACTTCCGCACCGCCCAGGGCCGCAGCGGCAACTTCTATTTCGATGAGTTCTTCTGGGTCCACGGGTTCGAGGAGCTGAACAAGGTCGCCTCGGGCATGGCGACCCACAAGCACTGGCGGAAGACCTATTTCTCGACGCCGTCGACAGTCGCGCATCCGGCCTATCCGTACTGGACCGGCGAGCGCCGCAACCGGCGGCGGAAGAAGGAAGACCGGATCGAGATCGATGTCGGCCACGCCGCGCTGAAGGATGGCCGGCTGTGTGAAGACTCCGTCTGGCGCCAGATCGTCACCGTCCAGGACGCGATCGACAAGGGCTTCGACCTGGTCGACCTGGACGAGCTGCAGGACGAGTATGCCGAGGACGAGTTCGCCAACCTGTTCGGGTGCGTGTTCGTCGATGACAGCCTGTCGGCGTTCCGGTTCAACGACCTGGTCAAGCTGGGTTGCGACAGCCTGGTCGACTGGGGCGACTTCGATCCGGAGGCGGCGCGACCCTATGGCAATCGTCCGGTGTGGGCCGGCTATGATCCGCAGAACAGCGAGAACGGCGACAATGCCGCGCTGGCGATCATGGCGCCGCCGGCCGTGCCGGGCGGGGCCTTCCGGATCCTCGAACGCCACCAGCTGCGCGGGCTCGACTTCGAACAGCAGGCCGCGTTCATCCAGTCGGTGCTGTCGCGCTTTAACGTGACCTACCTCGGCATCGACGCGACCGGCGTCGGCGCTGGCGTCCACCAGCTGCTCGCCAAGCCCGAGACCGGGATCCGCGGCGTCACCAAGATCGAGTATTCGCTCGAGGTGAAGGCGCAGATGGTCATGAAGGCGCAGAACGTCGTGCGCCGTGGGCGGATGGCGTTCGACAGCTCCTACCTCGACATCGTGTCGTCGTTCATCTCGATCAAGAAAACGCTGACCACCAGCGGGCGCAACGTCACCTTCAAAGCGGGGCGCGGCGGCGACGACGGCCATGCCGACATCGCCTGGGCGATCATGCACGTCCTCATCAACGAGCCGCTCGACGGCAAGGAAAAGCCCAAGGGCTCCATGGAGATTATCGAGTGAGCAAGCGTAGCAAGGTGCGGCGCATGGGCCGGTACGAGGGGCAGCTCGCATCGGCCGGCGCGATCGAGCCGCAGGCGGCCGAGCGCAGCAGCGGCGTGGAGGCGTTCAGCTTCGGCGAACCGGAGGCGGTGCTTGACCGGCGCCAGCTGCTCGACCTCCTGGAATGCCCGCACAACAACCGCTGGTACGAGCCGCCGATCTCGCGCGACGGGCTCGCCCGGTCGTTCCGGGTGTCGCCGCACCATAGCTCGGCGATCATCTTCAAGCGCAACCAGCTGGTGGGGTCGTTTATCCCGTCGCAATGGTTGAGCCGCACCGTGTTCGCCAAACTGGTGCAGGACTATCTCGTGTTCGGCGACTGCTACGGCGTGAAGGTGCGCAGCCTTTCAGGTGCCACGCTGCGGATCGACTACTCGCCGGCGAAATACACCCGCCGCGGGATCGAGGCGGGGCGGTTCTTCTATGTGCCGGGCGCGCAGCCGGAGAGCGCGTTCGATCCGGGTAGCGTGGTGCAGCTGATGCAGCCCGACGTGAACCAGGAGATCTATGGCGTGCCGGAGTATATCTCGGCATTGCAGGCGGCGCTGCTGAACGAAGCGGCAACGCTGTTTCGCCGCCGCTACTATCTGAACGGTGCCCATGCCGGCTATATCATGTACGCGACCGGCGACATCGATGCGAACGACACCGACAAGCTGAAGGAAGCAATGCGGGGCGCGAAGGGCCCTGGCAACTTCCGGTCGATGTTCGTGCATGCGCCCAACGGCAAAGAGAACAGCATCAAGATCATCTCGATCGCGGAAGCCGCGGCCAAGGACGAGTTTCTGGGCATCAAGAGCGCGACGCAGGCCGACGTCATGGCGGCGCATCGCGTGCCGCCCCAGCTGCTCGGGATCGTGCCGGCGCAAGGCTCCGCGTTCGGCAACCCCACCGATGCGACGGCGATGTTCCGGCGCAACGAGATCAAGCCGCTGATGGCGGCGTTCCTCGATCTGAACGACGAGCTGGGCGTGCCCGCCGTCGCGTTCGAAGAGGAAGAGGCGGCCCAGGCCGCGTGACCAGCTACCCCGCCGGGTTGTGGCCTGGCGGGGGTTTTCCGGATGGCAGTCCGGCAAACCGACGAGATCCAGCTCGCCACGACCAGCGGCCATCGGCCGTCCCGCACCCGGCATGTCGCCGGGCGCGAACCCCATAAGGCGAGCTTTTTACCCGTGTATCCAACAAACGTACGTCCCGTCGCGCCTGCTGCCGGCTACATCGGCGGCAAGCGCAATCTTGCGTCCCGGCTGACCGCGATCATCGCCCAGGTCGAGCATGACGGCTATGCCGAGCCGTTCGTCGGCATGGGCGGCATCTTCCTGCGCCGCCGATCGCGGCCGCGCGTCGAGGTGATCAACGACGTGTCGGGTGATGTCGCCACGTTCTTCCGCGTGCTGCAGCGGCACTATGCCTACTTCCTCGACATGCTGCGCTTCCGCGTGGCGAGCCGGAACGAGTTCGAGCGGCTGAAAGCGCAGGCGCCCGAGACCCTGACCGACCTGGAGCGGGCGGCGCGGTTCCTCTACCTTCAGCGCCTGGCGTTCGGTGGCAAGGTGAACGGCCGGCACTTCGGCGTCGATCGGACGCAGGGTGCGCGCTTCAACGTCACCAAGCTGGAGCCAATGCTGGCGGATATTCATGAGCGCCTGGCCGGCGTCGTGATCGAGCAGCTCGGCTATGCCGAGTTCATCCGCCGCTATGACCGCGCCGGCATGCTGTTCTACCTCGATCCGCCGTACTGGGGATGCGAAGACGACTATGGGCAGGACGTGTTCGGCCGGGCCGACTTCGCGGCGCTGGCCGAACAGCTCGCCGGCATCAAGGGCAAGTTCCTGCTGTCGATCAACGACACGCCCGGCGCGCGCGAGGTGTTCGGGCGGTTCCACCAGGTGCAGCTGCCGGTGACCTATACGGTCGGGGCAGGGGCGGCGAAGCAGGTCAGCGAGCTGGTGGTGGCAAACTTCGACGCGACCCGGCTATGCTTGCCGCGTGAGGCGGCCAACAACAACTGAGATCGAGCGGCGGCGATTGGGGTGCTGATCGTCGCCGCGCTTGTCACCGCGGGCATCTGCTACGTCTAACTTTGGCGGTTTCCTGCCTCTGCCATTCGGGGGTACCGCCGGGGTATCGCTCCGGCGGTAGAAGCTCTTAAAGCCAGGTTCTCTGCGGTGTCTGTCAGACCACGGCGGAGGGCCTGTCCGCCGCGTCCGCGATTTTCCTTGTCGAGCACGTGCGTCGCGGTAGGCTGATCCTTGTGAGTGAAGCATCGACAACAGCGGGGCAGGCGGTTTGGCGAGAGGTCGCTAAGCCTGGGGGAGTCGGGCTTGGGCTCGCTGGAATGGCTCTGAGCTTGGTGCCGATCTTCGTTATCGAAGATTGGAAGTTGCCTGGCCAGTGGACAGTCACAGTAGCCGTAATCGCCATCGTGACTACCACGTGGACCGTTAGTGCACTTCGTCACGCGCTTTCGAAGCTCTCAGCATCACAGCGTGAGATCTCGCGACTTGAAGCGGAGGCGCAGCCCCATGCGCCGAAGGTGGTGTACGCTACGTCCAACCCAACGGGAGAAAACGAGCTGATTCTCCTGCTCGAACCTAATCGCCTTTTTGGGCAGTCTATGTTGGTCTCTATTTACTATGAAGACGAGAGAGGGTTCGAGCAGCTCGTGGCAGCCGGGAGGGTCGCAAATGTGCAAACCAACGGCAAAATCCAAATCGGTGTAACGAGCTGGGTACCTGCACAAGATGAGCTAAGGCGCCATATTTCAGGGCAGGACGCCTCACGTTTGGCGCGACTACTGGTGCGACCAGCTCCCACGACCGAAATTACTGGTGTGCATCCGGATGAAGATCGGATCATCCAGCTTGTGTTAGCTTCCTTGCGGAGATCCGCTGATCATGGCGAACGATATTGAAAGCAATACCCCTGAGGACCTGAACCCGTATTACGCGAAAGTAATCGGGTATGTGTCTCCAAATGGAGAGATGACAAAGACCCCGGCTGAGAACCAGTTCAAGCTGTTGATCAACGCTGGCGAGGATCACGACGTCAAGGTGGGCGAGCGTGTCCTCGTTTTTGCCTTGGGACCTGAAGTCCAAGATCCCGACACTGGCGAGAGCTTGGGGCACTTCGAGCTTGTGCGTGGCGAGGGAAAGGTCACCAGTGTGCAACGCCGTATGGCTGTGATCCAGAGTACAAGAAGGAAATCTGAGTTTCGGCCTAAGCCAATTAGCGGACTACTGGCCGCCGCCGGAATGCCAAGGGAGCTTGAGACGGTAACAGTCGATGCAGAGTTCGTATCTCCAAAGTTAGGGGATCTAGTCCGGTTCATATAGTTGAGGTGGGGATATGCAGAGAGCTTAAGGCGGCGGGATGCGACTACCGGTATATGAGTAACGAGACATCGCTGACGACGACGTTACAGGCTCTTGTCGACGAGGAGCAGGTGCGAGTGGCAGGGGCGCGCGATCGGCTCGGCACGTTTGTGCCTCTTGTTCAGGAAGGTATTGAACTCCTGAACACCTGTGTGGCGACGATTGACCCTGATCACTTTATGGCGGCGGCGTTGATGTTTGCAGTGCAGAAGGCTGCCACTCTGTCCTTCCTGTCGTATATCCGCGGACACGTCGCGCAAGCCGAATTCAACATGCGGCAAACGATCGAGTTTACCGCGCTCACGGCATACATGCTCGCGCATCCCGAGGAAGACATCACCAAAGGGCCGGAGAACTCCGCAGCTGGGCTCCAGCCACCCAAGGCGGTGAGTGGAAAGGCATACAGGTGGCTCGATAAGCAGCACGGACATCTCTCCGCGCTGCTCAAGGAGATGAAGGGGCAAATCAATGATACGACCGCCCATGCCAGTATCTACCTGACCCACTTTACGTTCGATTGGAAAATCGGCGGTTACGACAGAGAAGTCTTCCGGGGGTCATTCTTCGACAACATTGAAGAAGACGTTTCTCGTCTTCATCTTATGAGCCTGGCTCGGCTCCTCGTTCTAGTCGTGGAAGTGATAAGGAAGGTATCAGACACGCACGGCGGATTCACGTTGAACAATAGTGCGGTTGACGAATTACATAGGCTAGACCGGCGAGTGAACGCGCACCGTGACGCGCTTGCCGCGAGGATGGGGATGAGCGACATCCTTAAGCGTTAA